CTAAATGTTTAAACAAGCTTTTTAAATCAGTACCACCTCCTGCAACAAATCTAGCAGCAGTTTGTAGTTCTGCAGGTAAAGCATCAAAAAAATCACCTGGAGTTTGATCTCTAACTTTCTTTTCTCTTTCTGCAATGTTAACTTCAAACAATTCTACAAAGTCTTCCATTGTATAATCTTCTAAAGCTTTTTCATCTTCAAAAGGTAAGATTAAATCTTTTTCAATTAGCTTTTGAGTTAATTGACTCATCCCTGCTTTATCCAGCTTTGGTCTACCTTTTACAGTGTCATCACCTTCTTCATTTTCTACACCATCAAGATCTTCTATAAGATTCTCAAAGGTTTCTGTTTCAGCAGGAGGTGTATCTTCTGTTGTATCAGCAGCTGAAGTTTCAACTGTTTCTACGGGTGGTTTAATATCTAGCACTGACGTATCTACGCTATTATTTTGAAAGAACTTTGGTGGAGTTTCTTCATTGTTTTCAACTGCTTCTTCAACAGGTGTTACAATGCTTTCTGCTCCGGGCATTCCTAGTAAATTATCTAAATCATCTACTGTGGTCTGCTCTACGTTGGTTTGTGTATCTTGCATATTATTGGTTTTGTTTAATTATCTATTATTAATATACGTAAAAATAGAATTATAAACTAAGAAAGTTTAAGTAAAATGATATTCAAATTAATATATATCTCAATATATAGCTATGACTTTTTATTCTTTTTGTCATCCTTATTTTTAGGGAAATCATATTTGTTTTTATTCTCTCTTGCTATGTTTACTTTATCTCTTGATATCTGCTTTGATGCATTTATTTTTTCACGCTCTATATTAAGCTTATCTTTATTTTGAGTTACTTTATTACTTTCAGCATCTCTTTTTAAATTAGTCTGTTCTTGATACTGGTCTGTCTCTTTTATATCATCCATGGCATCTTTAAAATCAGATTGTAAATTTTCATCTATATCCATCATTGAACCGTATCCTGAAGCTCTTATCTCAGCAACAAGAATATCTTTACGTCTTTCTTTTTCAGCTTCAGCAGCTTCATAACTTCTATTAGCTTCTTTTTCAGCTTGTTCTGCAGCAATAGCTTCTTCTTGCATTTTTTGTTGATGTTGCTGATCTTCCATCTTAGCTTGTTTAACTTTAGCTTCAGAAGCTTTCATTACATCTGTAATCTCTGGAATACTATCAGCTTTAATCATATTACCTAAATCATATATAGATGCACCTGATGTATTATTAGATTCAGCTAAATGTCTTAACTTTTCAAGAACAGCTCTATGGTTAGATTTAGTAGTAGCATATACATGTATATCTCTTAACATAAGATCTTCACCATTAATAGCAAAATTTACCTTTTCATCAGCTGAAGTAAGATACTGTAGAGTAAGTGATGGTTTAGTTGAATGATAATATTGTGCTAAATCAGTTCTCATTTGATGAACTCTTGGCATTAATTGATCAGAATGATTTATAAAATACTGTTCAGTTTGAGCATAAGAACCATTTAATGCAGCTCTTACACCTTCTGCAGTTTCTTGTTCTATTTGCTGACCCATTCTTTGCTGATTAACACCTATATTATTAAATGCTTCATTTTTAAAATAACCTGCTAACTGTATTCTAGACATCAATCTATTTGTTTGCTCAAGATTTAATGTTTGAAATGCTGTATTAGCAATAGGGTTTTCTGTATTTGTAATAGTGGAATCTAAAGGCAGCATTCCAAAATCTTTCATAGCTACATAAGCTTTAGCTAAATTATTCTTTCCCCAGTCTTCTCCCATTGAATGTCTTGGTAATGCATTTTGGTCAAACATAATAACAGTACCTAATTCATCTACAAGTATATCTGCAATTTGATTATTTACAATATTATATCCAATTTGCCATGGTTTCATGTGATCTACTAAAGATATAGATTTAGAGTTTCTATCAGAAAATACTCGTCCTTCTACAGGAAGTTTACATCCATATAAAGTTTGATTACCTTTAAACTGAAACTTAACTCTACCAACAGTATTTTGATTAATACCTAAATACATTGGATTAACCCCTTCTGGATTATTCATACCCCAAAAACTAGAATGATTAGGTCCTATTTTAACACCACCCCATACTTCATTAATCCATATCCATTCAACATGTTCACCAAATACTAAATTCTCTGAACCTTTATTCTTTAAAAGATTTGTATTATATATAGGTTTATCTGTAATTTTATAATCTTCTGTAACAATCTGTTGTAAAGATTCTCCAGTATCTGAAATTTTAGTCAAATGTCCTAACTTACGTTGAGACTTCCAATAGGTTGTAGTAACTCTTAAATCTGGTGCAGTAGATGATGTGTTATCATGCACAGACATAAATTGTCTATATGCTAAAGAAGGTCCTTCAACATTTGATGCATGAGATTGTGTAGCATCATAGTAAGAACCATCGTTTTGATAACCTTGAATAGCATATCCTGCTGATCTAACTGGATAAATTGCTTCTAAAGCTTCTAACTGTTCTTCATTCATTACCCAACCATACTTATCAATAACATCAGCAACTGACATCATATCAACTTTACCTACCCAATTACCATCAGAAATATATCTTACATCCGGAGACTTATGATAAAAAGTTAATACTGGATTCCATAATTCTAAATCATAATCATCATCATACATTTTAAAATGCCAAAATTCTCTATCTACAGTAAGAAGATCTCTAAAACCTCTTTCTTCTAACTCATCTAAATTCATTCTTTCCATATCAGCTTCATACTGATGTTGGGCCCATTCTTCTGCTAAAGTTCTATAATCCTTTCTGAAAAACTCTTCTATTTGAGGTAAAGATTTAATTTTATCCATAGATAACTCTTGCTGAGCTTCTTCACTTTCAAGATCCATTCCAGCTTCCATAAGAGAAGCTATAAGTTTTTGTTGAGCCTGACTTACTAGTGTTTGTTCAATCTGTAATCTTTTTTCTTCCATCATCTCATTATAAGATGTTTCATCTACAGATCTGTAAGTAAGTTTAGTATTTCTTTTAGAAAACTCATTACATAGAGTATTTACTACATTAGGTATGATAGGATAAAACTTCAACTCTAAAGCTGAAATATCTTCTTCAATAAGAGTTTCTACTATATCATTATACTCATTATCTTCTTCTACTATGTAATCTGTTTTATCTATAACACCATTTGCAAGCTTGTAGTTCTTAAGCATTCTTCTAGCATTTCTTCTTAATTGCTTTAAACCTTGCCATTCAAACCAGTCCATATTCCAAGCTGTCCATTCTTCATCTTTATCTTTTCTAGGAATAAATTGAATAGGTTGAGTAAGTGTCCCCATATTATTATAACCTGGTTCAGCTTTCTTACCACTTTTTAAATCCATTGCGTTTAATACCTTCATATTTTATTTTTTAGCGGATGTTCTTAAATGTTTTTCTTGGCCTTTTAGAAGATCCTCTACTAGATTTCTTCCCAATATTACGAAAGGGACTACTCTTTAATTTAAACAAATCCTTGGACTTTTCCAAGTTTTCAGACCCTTCATTTTCTATAACCTTTCTGTATCCTCTGTTTGATTCTTGCACTCTTACAAAAGCAACTAAGGCCGCAAATGTAACCAACCTATCTACATTGACACCATCTCTATAAGCAGCCATTTCTTTCATAAGCATTATATCAGGTATTCTTTCAACACCAAAAGTAGTATTAAGTATAGTACCATCTTCATCAATTTCTTGGTCTAATTCTTCAGTTAAAAACTCAATTGCATAAGATAAAAGATGGGCCTTAAACATAGTCCCTGTGTTTTTCCAACCATATTCTTGATATACTGTTTTATTTGCACCAATAGCTTTAAGAAACATTATTTGATCTTTTGGTACTAAATACTTATGCTTTCTTTTTGCAATCATGTATTGTATAAATAATGATATGTTATTTTCTATAACTGTCCAAGCATTATACCATTCTATCAATAAGAGTAACCGTTCATGTGTTTTATTAATATCATCAAATCTTCCACACCAAGCAGCTACTATTTTACCTTTTTCTATAAAGGTTTCCATTTGGTCATTTTCATTCATGCGGCTAATCTGCACACTATTTTTATAAATATAAATAGAACATAGTGAGTCAGAAGTAGTTGTTTTTCCTTCTGACACAGGATCTACAGGTGCTCTTGCAAGTTTTAAGTATTCAGCATGATATTGTTTATCTTCAATACGTCTTGTTTGAGATGTAAGTAAGTGTAAAGGAAATTTAGATTCTGATCTAAAATCAAAAGCTTCTTTTATATTAGTTGGTTTTTGAGATATACGTAATTGGTATTTACTAGGATCTAAATCTCTTTTCCAAATAGCTCTTTGTGTATGTATTGCTTCTAAAGCCTCTTTTACCATAGAATTACCAAATGGATCTATATAAGGAGGCATGGACCATTGCTCAGGTAAAAATAAACCATGTCTTCCCCAAGCTCCTTCTTCATCTAAGAGGTTAGACTCTACAGCATAGAAATCATTTTCTTCTGGATGATTCATAAATTCTTTAAGTGGTTCACACTGATCTAAATCACCAACAGAACCCGCAGCAATAAACATACCTGTAGTTATCATACCTGAGTGTAAGGCAGGTCGCATAAACTCATATGTTTGATCCATCTTAGGAGCAACCCCAGCCTCTTCATGAAAGAAGTATCTACAAGGTCCACCTACACCCGATGTTGCATCTTTCTCAAAAGTATAACCGCCCATAGTTGACTTCAGTCCCACGGTTATATCTCTACCATTTACAGTTTTCTGAATTTTTTGCTCCCAATCACCTACTTTACCAGGGTTATGGGGTCTTATCCATGCTGTATGTTCGTTGAGAAAGTCTGAGTATTCATTAAGCATCTTCCAGGAACCCTTTAGGTTGATGAAATCTTTTAATGAAGCACCCATCTTGAGTTTAGCACCTTCTTCAAACCAATAATAATTTATAAGTTTGGCACAATGAAAATAGCTAGATGCTATTTGCCTCTTCTTAAGAATGACACTGTGTTTATTGTGCAGCTCTGCTAGTAATTCATATAATGCAAGATGATATTGTATATCCCATATAAGTGGAAAATCATATACATCTTTTTCTTTATCAAAAATAGGTAAGAAATTAAGCCAGAAATAATAATCTCTTGAAAGAAACCATTGTTGATCTTTTGATTTAAATATTACACCTTTTCTAGATTTACGTTTTTGATCATCCCAGTACTTTGTGAAGTCTCTACTTCTAAAAGGTGCACTACAGTAGTAACCTTTTTTTTTATAAACCAAGGCTTGTTCTTGCCATTGTTCTACACTTTCATCAAAATCATATTGACCAGGTTCTTTAAATAGATTTAATAGATAAACTATAAAATCATCCATTGTATTAAAGATTGTATCCTCTATCCATTCTCCTTTTTTTTTTGTTGTTATTGATATGGGATAATCTCTATCTCTAAACATATATTTTACATTTGATCATATCCTAATCCTTTTCCCCCACGTACTCTAGATTCTTGTTCTTCTTGCAAATCTTTATAAGCTCCTTTAAAAGAGTTTCTAATTTGTTCAAAGTTTTTTGCAGCAGATATAATACCTGTTATATTCCCATCTTTACCATCTGATATACTAGTAACTCTCATGTATAAAGCTAATTTATCAAGCATTCCTGCTATTCCTTCATAAGCTCTTGAGGTGGGTGTCTCATACATTTTTTTACATTTTTCAAGACCTCTCCTAATATTAAGGTCTTCAGTTGAAAACTCTGCATTTATATCCTCTAATATCATTTCTTCTTTTTCTATTTCTTTAATATGAAAGAAAGGATTAAGATCCGGATTAGGGTATGTCATATAGAAAAGGTAACTATATA